TGAATCTGTAAAAGAACTTAAAAAAGAAATAGAAGAACTTAAATCAGGAGCCTAATTCATGGCTTTCGGTAATAATTCATTTTCGGAAGCGGCTTTCGCTTCAGCGGGTCCTACCTCTGCTAACATAACTGGTTTCAGTCTTACAGCAAATCTTAATGGTGTTACTACACAAGGTGAGCTTGGAATTATTGTTGACGTTACAGGTTTCGATTTAACTGTTAATGTTACAACTCAAATACAAGATACCTTAACTGCTTTTGCTCAAGCACCTTTTGCTACTGAGAGTCCTAGCACATTTGCTCCTGCAAATGTTGATGTAGGCATTGTATCCAATGCAGCTTTAACAGGTATTGCTATGACTAGTAATTTGGGTACGGTGTTTACTGGTGGTGATGCTTTAGTTAGTACAACAGGCATTCCAATGACTGCAGCATTAGGAACTGCTTTAGGTTTTGGATTAACTCAAGTTGATGTTACTGGAATCCCAATGACAGCTAATTTAGGTACTGCTCTAGCATTTACAGATGTTGTAACAGAAGATGTAACTGGTATTGCAATGAGTGCTTCTTTAGCAAGTGTTATTGCTACACCAAACTCGCAAATTGTTCCTACCGGCATTGCAATGACAATGAACGAGGGCACTGCAACAATAACTGGAGATGGTCTTGCTCCAGTAACTGGAATTGCAATGAGTGCTTCTTTGGCAAGTGTAACCATAGCTTTAAATACACCAGTAGATGTAACTGGTAATCAATTAACTATGCAGGAGGGAACTGCAACAGCACCAGATTCTCTTGCTATAGTAACAGGAATTCAAATGACAATGGCAGAAGGAAGTGTTAAACAAGTTATTTGGACTCCAGTGCCTACTGGATCAGCTCCAATCACTCCTCCTGGTTGGAAAGAAGTGGCTTGATTTTAAGTAAAAATAGAATAAAATTAAATATTAAGGAATTAAATTATGGCAAATTCAACATCAGCTAGTTTAAAATTAACAGTTCAAACAACCGGTGAAAACTCAGGTACGTGGGGAGCTTTTACAAATAGTAACCTACTTGTATTAGAACAAGCTATTGGTGGATATGCTGGTATTGCATTAAATGCAACAACAGGTGCAACTTTAACTTTTTCTAATGGTGTTGTGTCTAATGGTAAAAATCAAGTAATAAAATTAACAGGGACTATAACTACTAACGTTAATGTAATAATCCCTGATTCAATTGAAAAAACTTATGTAGTAGAAAATGCTACTTCAGGTGCTCACACAGTAACTGTTAAAACTAGTTCTGGATCAGGTTTTACTTTTGGTACAACTGAAAAAACTCGTGCTATTGTTTATTCAGACGGAACAAATGTTGTTGAAGTAATAAATAATACAAATAATTTACTAGCTTTAGCTGACGTAGCTGTTACCGATGGAAATTTTATTGTAGGAAACGGAAGTACTTTAGTTTCTGAAAATGGAGCAACAGCTGCAACATCACTTGGTTTAGGAACTGCAAATGATGTTCAATTTGATTCACTTGGTATTGGAACTTCAGCATCAGGCACTACAGGGGAAATAAGAGCCACTAATGATGTCACTGCTTTCTATTCTTCAGATGTTGCACTTAAAGAAAATATTGTTAATATACCTAATCCATTAGAAGCCTTAAAAAAATTAAATGGAGTTTTATTTGATTGGAAAAAAGATTACATAGATTCAAGAGGCGGAGAAGATGGCTATTTTGTTAGAAAAAAAGACGTTGGAGTTATAGCTCAAGAGGTAGAAAAAGTATTACCAGAAGCTGTGGCTCAAAGATCTGATGGTGTAAAAGCAGTAAAATATGATAGACTAACTTGTTTATTAATTGAAGCTGTAAAAAAATTAAATGATAAAATAGAAATTTTAACTAAGGAGAAAAATTAATGGCTGTTCCTAGTACTAACGTTGGATTGTCTGATATACAAAGTGAATTTGGTGGATCCAATCCTATTTCATTGTCTGAATATTATGCAGGGGGATCTAATGTACCTTCTGGAGTACCGGCGCCTAACGGCCCTATTCCAAGTTCTGGTTCAATTACAATAGGTGATTTTAGAGGTGCAGCTAATGTAGCTTTCGTAGCTGCAACAGGCGGATCTGTTTCAACTTCTGGAGATTACAAAATTCATACATTTACAAGCCCAGGAACTTTTCAAGTTACTAGCGCAGGTAATGCTGCTGGTTCAAACACAATGGATACAATGGTTGTAGCTGGAGGTGCTGGAGGTGGAACTAATAGAAACGGTTTTAACGGCGGTGGTGGTGGCGGTGGCGCTGGCGGAAAAAGAGATATCTCAAGTGTTTCTGCTTCTGTTACAAGTTATCCTATCACAGTTGGTGGTGGTGGATCTGGAGGTGCCTACCAAGGTGGATCTGGAGGTGATGGAAGCAATTCTGTTGGAATAGGTCAAACTTCTTCTGGTGGAGGAGGCGGTGGTTCTTCAAATAGTTCTACTAACCCTGGAAGATCTGGCGGTTCTGGTGGTGGCGGCGGTGGAGCTGGAACAGGTAATGCAAATAATCCTGCAGGTTCAGGAAACAGTCCTCCTGTAAATCCATCTCAAGGAAATAGTGGTGGTAGAGGTTTAGGATATCCAACAACTTGTGGCGGTGGCGGTGGTGGAGCTGGCGGATCTGGTGCAGGTGCTAATCCTGGTGGAGCTGGAAACGGAGGAAGCGGATCTGGTAATCCTTACCCACAAATCCCTGGAACATTTTCTGGTGGTGGAGGTGGTGGAAAATATCATGGTAAAAGTGCAGGTAGTGGAGGCCCTGGCGGTGGTGGAGCTGGTGGTTCAGCCGGTACTGCAGGTTCATCAAACACTGGCGGTGGTGGTGGAGCTAGAGGTGAAAATTATGGCGATGGAGCAGCTGGAGGCTCTGGTAAAGTAGTAATAAGGTATAAATATCAATAAATTATGGCACATTTTGCAAAAATAGATAACGACAATATAGTCTTACAAGTATTAACACTTGATAACGCTAGTTTATTAAATGATTCTAAAGTAGAAACTGAATCTGTAGGTCAAGCTTATTTAGAAACACATAATAATTGGCCAGCAAATTTATGGATTCAAACTTCATACAACACAGTAGGTAATGAACACTTACTGGGTGGAACACCTTTTAGAGGTAATTATGCATCTATAGGATATACTTGGGATTCTACTAATCAAATTTTTTGGCCACCAAAACCTTACACATCATGGGTAAAAAATACAACAATTGCAAGATGGGAATCTCCAATTGGGGCACAACCAGAATTAACTCAAGAACAAAAAGATCAAAATACAGCAGAAACACACTTTTGGGATTATGATTGGAATGAAGACAATCAAACTTGGGATTTGATTAATCATTAAAATTAATATATTCTGTTTTTCAGAAATGATTTCAGTAATTTTAGATAAGTTTTTAGACAAGAAAGAAACAAAATTTTTAATTAACTGTTTTAAAAAAAATAAAGATAAAACTTTTATTTTTGGAAATACAGAAGCTTTAAATATATCTTTACAAGATAAAAATTTTGAACCTTTAATTAATAAATTAAATATATCTTCAAAAAAAATAAATAATTCCTATGTTGATTGGCTACAAATTATAAAATGGAAGGTATCTGATGGACAAAAATTACATTTTGATACTGCAAGTGATCAAACTACCTTATCTTCTATATTATATTTAAATGATAATTTTAAAGGAGGAGAGACTTATTTTAAAGATGGATCTTTTTTTGCTCCAATAAATGGAAGAATGTTATATTTTGATGGTAATTATTTTAAGCATGGTGTAAAACCTATTACGAAAGGAACCAGGTATACATTGGCTGCATGGTATAAAAAATAACATGATAGAAAAAATAATATTATCAGAACAAGCTTTAATCACAGGTGAAGTTGATATGCCTAAAGGTTTTGAAATAAACTCAGAGCAGTTAATAATAGATATGTATAACTCCTTATATACTAAAAAAGATTTTCCATTTTCTAAAAACTGGGACAAACTTAATACTTATGTACGTGAGTATGTAAAGTTAAAATATAAAATACCTCTTGTTAATAAAGATACATATGGTCATGTATTTAAACCTGAGTATAGATCTGAATTATTTTTAGAAGCTGATTTAAATAATTTAAAACACTCACCTGACTTTACTTTATTCTATGGTACAAAAGTTGAAGATTGTTTTTTTAGAATAGATTTTGATGATAATAGAATAAAAAATAGACATTGGGATATAGAGTTAAAAAATAACCATTTTATTATATTTCCATCAACAAATACATATACAATATTTAATAAACAAAAAGATAATTTAAATTTTATTCAAAAAATAAATTTTATTTCAACATAGTTATGGTTTTAAATAATCATTATTGGTATTTTAAATCTGCGTTACCTGTTAAATTGTGTGAGGACATTATAAAACACGGTGTAAATCAAAAAGAACAGATAGCAAAAACTGGTGGATACCATGACGATAAATTAAATGAAGAGCAAATAAAAGATTTAAAAAAGAAAAGAAATTCGAATATTGTTTGGATGGACGATCTTTGGATATATAGAGCTATACATCCTTACATTCATCAAGCTAATAAAAATGCTGGTTGGAATTTTGAATGGAGCAGAAGTGAGTCTTGTCAATTTACAAAATATAAATTAAATCAATTTTATGATTGGCATTGTGATACTTGGGACAAACCATACGATCAACCTGGTCATCCAGATAATGGTAAAATAAGAAAATTATCATTAACGTGTCAATTAACAGATGGTTCTGAATATGAAGGAGGTGAATTAGAATTTGATTTTAGAAATTATGATCCTAATAAAAGAATAGAGTCAGATCATCAAATACAGTGTAAAGAAATTTTGCCCATAGGTTCTATAGTTGTATTTCCATCTTTTGTATGGCACAGAGTAAAACCTGTTACGAGTGGAGTAAGGTATTCATTAGTAATGTGGAATGTGGGATATCCATATAAATAAAATGAAAAAAGATAATAAAGAAATATATATTTACGATAATGTTTTTCCAACACATCATACACAAAAATTTTATAATTTTATTTCTACCTCATATTTTACAATATCTTTTAATGATAGTGAGTGTAAAGATTATCCTCATCCCAAACTATTTGGTGCGTCTTACTCAAAAACAGACATTGAAAATATAGAAATATTAAAACTATTACCAACTAATATTAAAAAAAAATTTAACATGACCATGGATACGAATAATAGATGTTTAGTTAATGCAGTTACATCTAATGGTGTTTATTCACCACACGATGATGCAGGGAATGACGCTAAATGGAGTATGATATATTATGCAAATTTAAAATGGGATTTAGAGTGGGGTGGAGATACCTTATTTTTAAATGATGACAGAACATCAATATATACAACAGTGCAATGTGTACCAAACAGAGTAGTTGTCTTTGATGCAAGCATACCACATCTAATTAGACCATCAACACAATCTGCTCCACCTTACAGATTTTCAATTAATATGACATTTAAATAAAATGGAAATAAAAGTATTTGAA